TCAAGGCCTCAGGACCGCTCGGAGCCAATGCCTCCAATCCTCATATTCTGGATGTTGCCACCGAAGACGGATCGACCGACGATGACGTGACCATCAAGGCGAGTCATTTCATCGAGGCGACGGCTCTTATCGGAGACGAATGGCCGGCCATCACCGCAATCGCCGCTCATTCCCACACCGTGAAGACGATGCGCGAGCAGGACATCCTCGACGACACGGTCCAGAAATCCGAGCAGGACGACGGATTCGACAGCTATCAGGGCCGTGAAGTTCTTGAGGATGACTCTCTGCGGGTCGAAGTCGGTTCGGGTGGATCGGATTCACACGACGTCTATTGGACCTTCCTCCTCGGAGAAGGTGCGTTCGCCTACGGTGAAGGATCCCCGAAGAATCCGACCGAGACGCAGCGTAAGGCGCGAAAAAACGGTGGTCAGGACGAGCTGATTAACCGCAAACATTTTATCGTCCACCCCAACGGTCTCTCCTACACCGACACGATTTCTGGAGACACACCGACCCAATCCGAATTGGAGACGGCCAGTGACTGGAGCCTCGAGTACGGACACAAAAACGTTCCGATCGTCGCCATCCGCCACAACTAAGGGAGTAAGCCATGGCGTCTACGGTTACGGTTGAGGACGGCTCTGGAGTTTCGGATGCAGACAGCTACGTATCCGAATCCGACGCCGATACCTACTTCGATGATCGCAACGAATCGGAGTGGGCCAACCTCAATCAATCCCAAAAGAGTGCTGCCCTTCGAAAGGCCACCTCGTTCCTGGACAGTCACTTTGACTGGAAGGGCGGGGTGGCTAACCAGGGTCAATCGCTAGACTGGCCAAGAGAGGATGTCGAGAACGACGAAAGCCAAGAGGTTGATTCAGACGTGATCCCGGAGGCTGTCCGGGATGCCTGCATGGAACTGGCGTTTCACGCGGCCGTTGAGGGTGATCTTGAACCAATGACGGACCCCGGCGAGAACAAACGGATTGTCGCCGGATCCGTCGAGATCGAGTATGCGGACAACCAGACGCCGGGCCAATCGTTCTCGAAAGTGCAAAAACTCTTGGGCGGGTTAACTCTCGGCGGGCATAACTCCGCGAGGTTGATCCGGACGTGAGTTCTCCACTTCAGGGCGAAATCGCTGAGGACGTGTCGGATGCGCTCTCGGAACTTCTCTATGACGTCACCCTGATCCGGGAAACATCGAATTACGACGTATCGACTGGACGATCGAATCAGTCGACCGAAACGTACACGGGGAAAGGGTTCGTAGACGAGTACGAACAGAAACTCATTGCCGAGGGCGTGGTTCAAGAGAACGATCGAAAAATTCTTTTGTTACAGGAGACGTTCACCGACGCCGACGGAAACATGGTCAAGCCGTTCCCGGGCGATTCGATCGAGGCCCGCGGAGAAACCTTAGAGGTCATAAACGTTCAACAGGATCCCGCACAGGCAACTTGGACGGTGCAGGGTCGTGGATAGGTCGTCGGTTACGAAGACCACGTCCGATCAATTTCTTTACTCTCGGGCGTTTCTGGGTGATCAAGAGGGCGAGTTTCACATCGCCCACTGGTGGTTATCCGAGAACTAATGGATGCCTCAACGAATGCCGGCGCCGTCGCCGACAGCATCCGCGAGTACAAGGACGAATTCGGGGACAAGGTTGGGGAAGCACAGCGCAGGTTAGGAAACAAGTTCATGGATAAGATGCAAAATAAGTCACCGGTCGATACTGGGCGATTCCGACGCTCTTGGAACATTGCCTGGGGATCACCGGACGAATCCACGGAGTCACCTCGAGAAGAGGGAACGTTCCCGCCGCTTAGTGAATCGGAAATGGATCCCGGTCCGAGACCGGCTGGAGAGCGTGATTTGTACGTCAGCAACTACTTGGTTTATGGACCACCGCTGAATAACGGGCACTCCGACCAGGCGCCGTCCGGGTTCTTCGAACTCGGTTTACACGAACTGGTGGAACAGTTCCGTGGGTTATGAGCAGGCCGCGAAGGATCTCAGGACTTACTTCGATTCCGAGTGGAGTGAGACGCCGGTTCACTACCCGAACCAGGAGGAAGGCGAGGATCTCGGGGAGTTCGAAAAACCGACCAATGACGACTGGGTCCGATTCACCGTGAACCAGGGCGATTCCGAACAGAACACGCTCGAGGAGAATCCAGAGTTTCGTCATTTTGGGACGATTATCGTTCAGGTATTCGTCCCGATCGGGGCCGGCGACGGCCGGGCCCTAAAATTGATCGACATGATCTCGTCGCTCTTTCGAGGGCGGACCATCGGCGAATCGCTCTTTCGTTCGCCAGAGGTTACGACCCCCGGACGAGATGGAAAGTGGTATCAGAAAAACGTCACGATCCCATATTTACGCGACGAAGTGCCGGCCTGATTGGAATGAAAATGGGTGTAGGCGCTTCGAACGGAGGTTTTAACAGTGGCAGATAGTTCACAAGCGCAAGTTTACTACGTAGAGGAAAACACATGGGGCGAAACTCCGTCGGGCGCCGAAATGCAGGAAATGCGTGTCACCGGCGAGGATCTTGGACAATCAACCGATACAACGACATCCGAAGAGATCCGTTCGGACCGCCAGAATTCGGACGTCCTGCGAACGAACGTCAGTGCGGAGGGATCCGTCGACATTGAGGTTTCGCACACCGCCTACGACGATCTGATCGCCGGTGCAATGATGAATGACTGGTCGAATCAGATTAATTTATCGGCGAGCGATATCGGAGCCGACGGAAGCGCGGACGAATTTACGGCTCCAGACGGATCCGGAACCGACTTCACCGCCGAGAACATCACGATCGGTCAATGGAGCCTGGTGGATGGATTCTCGAATGCCGACAATAACGGCTACTTTCGAGTTTCCAGTATCGCCCAGGACACACTCGGCGTTGAGTTCGCAAGCCTCACGACCGAATCATCCGGTTCGACCATCACGATCGACGGAAAGACCATCGCCAACGGAACCATGGAACGATCGTTTACGGTCGAAAAGTTCTTCTCGGACGTAGGGGAGTACATTTCCTTCCGTGGGATGATGGTCGATTCATTCAGTGCCACCATCGAAACCGAGTCAATTATCACTGGATCCTTCGGGTTCCAGGGCGACCGGGGAATTGCCGACGGATCCAGTGTCGGTGCATCCACCGCCGCCGCGCCCCAGAAGAAAGTCATGAACGCCATCGATAATATCTCTCACGTCCGAGAGGGTGGCGTTGAGAACCCCGCACGGTTCGACAACTTTTCCTTCGAAATGAATAACGCACTTCGGCCTCAGACCGAAATCGGCAAACTCGGTGCGACGAACATCGGCCTAGGGACGGTTGAAGTGACCGGCACACTGAATGCTTACTTCGAGGATCGGACGTTCTACGAGAAGTATCTCAATTTCACCGAAACGTCATTCTCGTTTTTAGCCGAAGGTAATGCCGGCAACGCGTACATGTTCACCTTCCCCCGCTTCAACTTCACGGATGGAAGTGTTGTTGCCTCAGGCCGTGACGAGGACGTCATGGCGGAGATGGACTTTACGGCCATGAAGGAAGTTGGTGGATCCGAGAAAACGATGATTATCGACAGTTTCCCGACCGCATAACCGTGGGATGAGTTCGTTGGCAAAATCTGGTGCGATTTACGTGCGTAAATTATCGATCTGAATTTCTGTAGGAGGGTTTTTTGATGGATTTAGAAAAAACGTTTGGAACCGATGAGAGTCTCGTAGAAAAGGGCGTATTCGTGAATGTCGGAGACGCCGAAGTCCGAATTCGGAAGTGGGAGAATGAAGACTTCAATCGACTGTTCCGCAAGAAAATGCAGCCGTATCGCGGACAGTCCCAGAACGGCACGCTCGGCGATGGCGTCGCCGAAGAGATTATGGATGAGGTCATTGCCGAGACGATCATCGTCGATTGGGAGAACGTCACCCGGGGTGGCGATGAGGTTGAGTGCAACACGGAGAACGTCCTTGAGGCCCTGGAGGATTACCCAGAATTCCGCGAGGAAATCATTAATCAGGCACAGACGATCTCCAATTTCCAGAAGAATCAACTGGAGGAGGATGAAAAAAACTAACGAGGTTCCTGGAGTGGGCGAATGAGTGGGGTCCCTACATCGACGTCCTCCAGGAGCATAAGGCCGACGGCGGAACCGTTCCAGCTCTTGAGAACTGCCCGGAGCTGGACCCGTATCAGCGTTGGGTCTACCAGGCGTTCGAGTCGCTCTCAATGAGTCGGAGCGTCGGGTTTGGCGGCCCTCAGCCGATCACGGTCTCGGATATTCAGGCCTACTGCCAGCTGAAGCGGATTCAGGACCTGGACGAACGGAAACGCTTCGTGCGACTGATAAAGAGCATGGATGAACGATTCCTCGAGTCGGTGCGTGATGACGATGCCTGAAAAAAAACTTGAATTGAATGTTTCTTCAAGTGGAATGAGCCAAGCTACACGCGGCCTTGAAGGTATTGCGGCATCACTAGGAACAGTTAATGGGCTCATGACGGGACTTGCCGGGATCATGGGCGGCATGGCGATTGGAAGTTTCTTTAAAAGTGCGGTTGATGAAGCGGTGAAATACGAAGAACAAATCGCCCAGATCCAGAAGGTTACCGATCGCGGCGTCGCCCAGCAGATGCGTACCGAGATTATGGACATGGCCGAGGAGATGCCGATTGCCCGGGATAAGTTGACGAGTATTGTCGAGGAGGCCGGACGGCTCGGCGTCGAGGGCATAGACAATATCAAACAGTTCACGACAACGATAAGTCAACTCTCTGTTGCCACCGATATCGCAGCCGATGATGCAGCCAAAGACTTCGCTCGCTTTGCTTCCCTAACGCAGACGCCTATCAAACAAATGGAAGAAATGGGTTCCGTCGTCAACAAACTCTCAAACAACATGGCGACGTCCGCCTCGGAGATCGTCGACAGCATGACACGAGCCGGTGGGGCGGCGTCTCAGTTCGGACTCCAGGCACAGAATATTTCCGCCGTTACGTCTGCCCTGAACGAGGTCTCTGCATCCGCTCGTCGATCCGGTACAAGGTTGCGTCGCATGTTTCAAGAAATGCAGAACCCCAAGAAAGTCGAGGACGTCGCCGGTGCCTTAAAAATGCAAGCTGACGAGTTCCGGAGGATGCAGAAAAACAATCCTGAGGAATTGTTTCTTAACCTCATTAACCGGTTCCGGACCAGCGAAAAAGCGGCCGACAAGATGCGTGAGACGTTCAGTTCAGCGTCACGGACGGCCATTGCTGGGTTAAGTCAAAACGTCGAGGGTCTTCAAGAAGCACTTGGATTCGCAGAGGGACAGATGGAGGATGCTACTTCGCTGGCACGGGAGTATGGTATTCAATCCCAGACAACCGGATCACGTATTCAGGTTATGAAAAATCGTTCAAAAAACCTACGCACAGAACTCGGTACGAGAATGTTGCCGATGTATAATCATTTGATTTCTAAGTCAAATCAATGGCTCGAATCCATAAATGCAACTGTTTTTGGTATTGACGATTTAAGCAAGGCGGTGAGCCGTGGGATAGGAGCAAAAAATTTTATGGATATACGTGCGGCTCGCGATCAAGGGGTAGGTTGGGGAGAAGCTTTAAAAGAAGGTTTGGCTTCTGCCTTGGCAGGTACATTTTTAGGAGCGGGGGCGGGTACAATTGCAGCCGGTCCTGGAACAATAGCTGGCGGTGTTGTTGGGGGGATCGGTGGTTTTGCAACTGGGTTTAGAATGGCTGAGAGATTCTCGGAAGCTGAATTTGACGAAGTGCAAAAAGAGGCAAAAAATGCGGCGGACCGTATCGATCAAAAAATCGCGTATGCCTTTGAAGGGCAAGAGGCAGATTTAGCAACGCGGGCTGCCAAACAGAGTATAACGAATGTCATTGAAGGTGGAATAGAAGATGGATTAAACCCTCAAGAAATAAAAGAACTTGTGGATAAACGGCTACCAGCCGTTATCGATGCCTATAGAACGCGGGTTCAGCAGGTATTGGAAGAATCAAAGGGGACAGGCAAAACGGACGGTGAAGGACTAAAGGGAACGACAATAAAGAACCTGAAAAGCCAAGCAAATTTTCTCGAGAAACGATTGGCCCGTGATTCTTCCGAGGTCGCGGACGAATTTGGGAGAAAGTTCGAGGATCGGTTTGAACAGATACGAAAAAAGGTTAGTTCGGGGGTATTTAATAGAAATAAAGCTTTAGAAAAAATCGATGGGTTAATGGATAAATACCGAAACAGATTATCAGAAACTACGAAAGAAGGAATTGAAGACGGTACCAGCAAAGTAGATATTAGTTCTATTCTTTCTCAAGCAATGAATTTCACTAAGTTGCAGGGAATAACTGCCCAAGAGATAAAACGAAAAATTAACCAAAACTTTGCTCCGGCGGCTGCCAGCAAAATCCAGGAGGAAATTCAGAAAACCGGTGCGATGGACACACTATCACCCGACGGAATCAATTTTTCTGAGTTTCAAAAACTAAGCGACAGCGCCCAGAAGGCCCTCGTGAAAATTTCCAATATGAGGAAGGAAGCCGAGGATTTAAACGAAGAGTTAGGCGATGTTTCCTTGCCCGGAGGAAGGGTCGACGGCCGTGCAGAACGTAGGGCTGAACAGTTGC